GGCCCCCTTTCTAAAGGAAAAAAATCATGCCCAATACACAAGCAAGCGGCGTCGCGTATAGCGATCCCGAGTTCACTACCTGCTACGCTAGTCAAGAAATTGGCTATTCCGCAGCAGCACAAGGCGCTGTGACACAAGCAACAGACAAAGCCACAGGGGTAACTCTGAACAAGTCTGCTGGCCGTATCACAATGAACGCCGCAGCATTGGCTGGCGGTGCAGTGGTGTCATTTATTCTGACCAACAATTTAATTTCAGCCAACGACGTAGTTATTGTGAACGTTTCTAGCAATACTACTGGAAGTGCTGCGGGGGCTTATACCACTTACATTTCTTATATGTCTGCTGGTACTGCCTTAATTTCTTTGCGTAACTTGAGCGCAACTTCATATTCTGAAGCTGTCATCATCAACTTTGCCATCATCCACGGCGCAACCTAACCAAACGGGGGTCAAAAGCCCCCGTTCTTAAACTATGGCTGTTATTTACATGTCTCATGAAGTTCACGGTGCCAAGGTTGCGACCATGGAGCTTGAAGCTGTGGAAGATGAAAAAAATGGCTGGGTGCGATATACTTTAGACACGCCTGTTGAGGCGGCTCCTGTCGTCAACGAACTGGAAGTTAAACGTCGTCGTGGCCGACCTGCATTAGAGGCGGCAGAACAAGGAGCTTAAAATGGCCACATACACTGCTGGCGATCAAATTAACAGAGCATTGCGATTGCTAGGTGTGTTGGCCGAAGGCGAAACGCCTGCTGCGTCCGTGTCTCAAGATGCGTTAATGGCGTTGAATCAAATGATTGATTCATGGAACACTGAGCGTCTATCGGTTTTCAATACTATTGACCAAACATTTACTTGGCCTGCTGGCGAAATTCAACGCCATCTTGGCCCTTCTGGTGCAAGCATAGGTGGTTTTGATGGCATTCGTCCTGTGTTGTTGGACGACGCAACTTATTACCGTGACCCAGGCACCAACGTGTCTTACGGCATCAAGTTTATTAATCAGCAACAGTACGACGGCATTGCGGTAAAGACAGTTACTTCCACTTATCCACAGGTTATGTGGATTAACATGGAATACCCTAACATTCAGATGACTGTCTACCCCAAGCCCACACGGGACTTGGAATGGCACTTTATCAGCGTGCAAGAGCTGGATCAGCCTGCCACGTTGGTAACTGAAATTTTGTTTCCACCTGGTTATTTGCGGGCATTTGTTTACAACTTGGCAATGGAAATTGCGCCTGAGTTTGGTGTCGAGCCAAGCCCACAAGTCCAACGCATTGCCATGACTAGCAAACGCAATTTGAAACGCATCAACAATCCTGATGACATTATGTCGATGCCATATGCTCTTATTGCATCGCGTCAACGCTTCAACATCTATGCCGGGAATTATTGATGCAAACCCCGATTCTTGGCTCAAGCTACGTCGCTCGCAGCGTCAACGCTGCCGACAATCGCATGGTCAATCTGTACCCAGAGGCAACCCCAGACGGCGGCAAAACTGCGGCTTTTTTGACCCGCTGCCCAGGTCTGGAGCTTTTGCAAACGGTTGGCAACGGGCCAATTCGCGCTCTTTGGGCCCACCAAACCAACGGGTCTGACTTCTATGTGGTGTCAGGCAACGAGGTGTACAAACTTGACAGCATGACCGCCACACCCACTTTTTTGGGTAATGTGACGGGTACTGGTCCCGTGTCGATTGCTGACAATGGCACCCAGCTTTTCTTTGCTTGCAACCCAGATAGCTACATTTACAACGAAGTCACCAACGTGTTTCAACAGATCACCGACCTAGACTTTCCTGGCGCGGTAACCGTAGGGTATTTGGACGGGTATTTTGTGTTCAACGAACCTGACAGTCAAAGAATATGGGTAACTTCTTTGTTTGACGGTTTATCTGTCGATCCGCTTGATTTTGCCAGCGCCGAAGGTTCGCCCGACGGCTTGGTGGCTGTCAATGTAGACCACCGCGAAGCATGGTTGTTTGGCACCGATTCAATTGAAGTTTGGTATGACGCAGGCTTGGCCGACTTTCCTTTGACTCGTATCCAAGGCGCGTTTAACGAAATTGGTTGCGTAGCGGCATTTTCGGTGGCCAAGCTTGACAATGGTTTGTTCTGGCTAGGCACTGACGCCCGTGGTCAAGGTATTGTTTACCGAGCCAATGGCTATACCGGCCAGCGCATATCGACACACGCTATTGAGTATGCAATTGCCCAATACGGCAACATTTCGGATGCGGTGGCTTATACATACCAGCAAGAAGGCCACGCCTTTTATGTGCTGACTTTTCCAAGCGCCAACGCTACATGGGTGTATGACGTGGCCACGCAAGCCTGGCATGAGCGAGCTGGCTGGAACAATGGCGTGTTTACCCGCCATCGCTCTAACTGTCAGTGCAACTTTGGCGGCAACACCATTGTGGGCGACTTTGAAAACGGCAACATTTACAAGATGACTTTAAATGTTTACGCCGATTACGACCAACCTCAAAAATGGTTGCGTTCATGGCGAGCCCTGCCCAGCGGTCAAAACAACCTCAAACGTACCGCGCACCACACACTGCAATTGGATTGTGAATCAGGCACTGGCTTGGCCACAGATCAAGGCGACGACCCGCAAGTCATGTTGCGTTGGTCAGACGATGGTGGCCATACCTGGTCCAATGAACATTGGTCACCAATGGGCAAAATTGGCGCGTACTACCAGCGTGTGTTTTGGCGCCGGTTGGGGATGACGCTAAAGCTGCGCGACAGAGTTTACGAAGTGTCTGGCACTGATCCAGTGAAGGTAGCCATCACAGGCGCTGAATTGATTCTGAGCCCAACCAATGCCTGAACAACTCAATATAACAAACCTACCATCGTCGCGGGTCGAGTTTATCGACCCCCGCACGGGCTTAATGTCGCGTGAGTGGTATCGGTTCTTTTTGAACTTGTTCAACCTGACGGGCGGCGGCAACAACCAAACGTCGCTTGACGATTTGCAGCTGGCGCCTCCACCAATACCAACTGTGGCCGGTGGCGGGTCTGGCACGGTGACTTCTGTCAATGTGTCTGGCGGCACAACAGGTTTGACTGCCAGTGGCGGTCCAATCACCACCAGCGGAACCATCACGCTTGGCGGTACGTTGGCGGTGGCCAACGGCGGCACGGGTGCCACGGTATCGACTGGCGCTCCATTTGCGCTCAAAGGCGCCAATACAGACATCACGTCAATTGCTTTAACAACTGGCACAATCACAACTGACCCTGTGTCAAGTAGCGACATTGTCAACAAATCTTACGCTGATAGTATTGCAACGGGCATCAATTTTCACGCTGCATGTAATTACGCAACAACAGCCGCTTTGGCGGCAAACACCTACAACAACGGTTCAAGCGGCGTCGGCGCAACCTTGACAGCGGTGGCGGTCGGCACATTGACTGTCGATGGTTATACATTTGTCGTGGGTGATGTTGGCAAACGCATATTGGTTAAAAATGAAGTGACGGGCGCAAACAACGGCGTCTACACATTGACCCAAGCTGGCACTGCGCTTTTACCTTACATTTTGACTCGCGCAACTGATTACGACACCAGCGGTACAGGACAAAACGAAATTGATCAAGGCGATCTAATGCTTGTGTTGTCAGGTACTGCCAATTCCAATACATCATGGGTGCAACAAACCGCATTGCCAATTACGGTTGGCACCACTTCATTGGTTTTTTTGCAATTTGCGGCGATCCAAACGTACACCGCAGGCACGGGCTTAACACTTAGCACCAATCAGTTTTCAATCACCAGCACTGGCACGGCAGGCACTTATGGCTCGGCCACCCAAGTGCCCGTGTTTGTCACAAACGCGCAAGGCCAGGTCACCAGCGTCACCAATACCACGGCCACGCCTGCTGTGGGGTCCATTACCGGCTTGGGCACTGGTGTGGCCACTTTTCTGGCTACGCCTAACAGCGCCAATCTGGCCACCGCAGTCACCGACGAAACAGGTTCTGGCGCCTTGGTGTTTGCGACTTCTCCAACCTTGGTGACGCCCATTTTGGGCACACCCCAGTCCGGTAATTTCAGCACCGGCACATTCACTTGGCCAACTTTTAACCAAAACACTACGGGCACCGCGTCCAATGTGACCGGAACCGTGGCCATTACCAACGGCGGGTCTGGCCAAACCACGGCTCAATTGGCCATGAACGCTTTTGCTGGCGCAGTCACCAGCGGATCGTATTTGCGGGGTAACGGCACCAATGTGGTGATGTCCGGCATCCAAGCTGCTGATGTGCCCACGTTAAATCAAAACACTACCGGGACGGCTTCCAATGTGACCGGCACGGTGGCAATTGCAAATGGTGGCACGGGCCAAACAACCGCCAGCGCCGCATTCAACGCTTTGTCCCCCGTCACCAGTACCGGCGACTTAATCATTGGAAACGGCACCAACAGCGCCACCAGGCTGCCTATTGGCGCCAACAATTATGTGTTGACATCCAATGGCACTACTGCAACCTGGGCGGTGGCTACCGGCAGCGGGGCAACAATTACCAACGACACGACCACGGCCACCAACGTTTACCCGCTATTTGCGGCG